ATTGCTTACGAATTGCATCACTTCATTAAATCGGATCATGTACATCTCTTTATTACGCAAGTTAGCGATTAAGATCTCACTTGCTACCTTCACCGGCATGGCCCTTTCCAAGATATAAACTGCGAGCACCTTTACCAGCCTCTCATCGCATTCTTCATCGGTGTTCGGCAAGTATTGCTCTGCATTCTTCATGGGTATAAAGATAACTAAATTTGTCTTGTCGCTTTCTTAATCAGCAATCTAATGACATCATCGAGCTTGTCAACGCTGTTTGCAATCATGTCCATGATGCCATCCTTCTCTTGTGTCGTAGCCTCTGAGTGCTCCATCAGCATGCGCACCAATCCGCCAATTGATGTTAATGGCTGACGTAGTTCATGGCTCAACATAAATCGAAACTCTTCCAGAAGGATCTTCTGGCGTTCATGTTCATGCGAGCTGATCGAAGTTACATCGACAAGTTGGATGCCGATGAAGTGCAGGCTGTTCATGATGTGGTAAATGTTCCACATATTGTATCGCTCGGAAGCCATCTTCTGCTTTGTCCTGGCATAAACCCTGATTGGATCCGGCGATTTCTTGCGGCTCTTCTCGATGGCATTCACAAGCTCGTCACGATCGGAATCATGCGCTGCAATGTCCAATATATTGCGAGGCTTTATGTGGCTGGAATACTCACGAAATAAATCGTTGGAAGTTACTATCTGCCCATCCTGGTCAGTTATCACATAGAAGAGATCGATTGAGGACTCAAGGATGTGCAGGCTTGCCATATCGCAAAGATAAGGCTTTCATTGAACTTTTAGGACAATTCGTTGCGCAAGTCTTGGATTAAATTGGACCACGCAGCACCGCAGCTCATTAGATACTTTGCCGACATCCAAAGCGTAAAGCTCAACACCACACCGTTAAAGAGTACATCATAATTCATAGGCATTTCCATTTCTTGCGGATTTCTTACGGGCTGACTTTTTAAAATGTAGGGTGTAGCGGTTGGGTACAAAGATAAGTTACACGGCACAATAGTATCGAACGCCGTCAAAACTTTGGCAGGCTTTGGATGCACATAAGCACCACTCATTACAGCCTGATAACTTTCTTTGTTGGCTTGCACGAAGCCGGTATCTGCATTTGCAGCCTTATAGCTCATAGTGTCAATATTGAGCTTGTTATGCCGTGCAATCTTTATGGTATCTCTACGAATCTGCTGCATCGCTCTTTGCTTTTGGAATATACCCGGCAGCGATTAGGGCTGCAATTATGGCTGTTAATGTTTCGGCTGTTATCACTTTGAATATGAGTAGGAAGATGGATACCAAAATCATCAGCGAGCCGACAGTGCCACGCCAGTGCTTAACAATGATGTCAATAACTCGCCTTGGTTTAGTAGCCCTTTTCCTCATGAGTTAATTTACGCCAAAGCGTGCCGAGTGTTGGGGCAAATAATGGCTATTTATTACACAATGAGAAATAGAGGTTCGCCTCTTCTCGCCTGCGTGTTGTCAGCCCTGCAAGTGCTTTGCCGCCTGCCTTGTTCCAACGTAGGAACTCATCCAAGATTGAGGGGTCGGCGTGGTTAATCTTTGCTTTGCGCAGCAGCGTGGATTTAATCAAAGCCCCTGTGCCTACATTATACGCAAAGCTCACAAGCGCATCGAATTGGCATTGATTAATATTCGGTAGGTGCTTGTTTACGGCAGCTTCAAACGGCTCAAGGGTAGCAAGTAAAAGCTGCGTTGCTTCCTTTTCGCTCGATAGCTTTTCACCGAGAATTACCTTCTTGCCATTCGGATAGCGTGTCGAGCCGTAGCCAATGGTCGGCACACCAGCTGGGCAGAGGTATGAACTCAAGCGCAATCCCTCGTACTTCTTAATCAGATTTAGACCGAGAATCGAGGTGCTGCGCATTTATGGAATGATAACGTATTGGAGGATGGCTTGAATATTTTGAAACACATCTCCATTATTTGTAGAGGTAACTTGCATTTCAATTTGATTGCCTGTAGTATCAGCTGAAATAAGCCATGCAGAAAAAGTATTAACACTTAAATCATTATATGAAATAATACCAAATGCATCGCGCACATTTGTGAAATTTGATGCAATAGGTAAATCTAATGTAAATTGTCCAATAGATTCAGCACCATCCATTTCAAGTTCATACAACAAAGAGCAAGTTACAACACTACCGACACGCGAATAATTGCCACGCAGAATAGTAACAATTGGATTCGTGCCACCGCTATTTGTTGGCGTTGGATTCCATGTACCGCTTTCGATGTCGGGCAAACCACCAACAAGATTCTGCACCTCAATCTTCTTGGATTGGTTGGTGCTTGTGTCAACGATGTACATAATGTCATCGCTTGCTGCCGTGCCTAATGCTGGTAAATCGGTTACTTTAACGCCTGCCATAGTAAGTGCTTTTGGTTGTGTAAATTTACAAAGAATTTAGATACGTTAACGCATCTTCTGAATTATCAAATTGTTGCTCGTTGAATGTGGTCGATGTAGTGGCAAAGCAATACACCCCTGCCTCACTTATAATGTGCAGGCTTTCGCTATCTACAAGCTCCCAATTAGGTTCGATTAGTGCTGCATCGATTTCGCTGTTGGCAACGGTCGAATAGAATTGAATCGATTTTTGTGTGATGTTTACGTTTGTCATAACTTTTCGATTAAGTACATTGAGCCAAAATTGACATCGGTTAGGCTTGAGGATTGAATGGCAAAAACAAAATGACGTGCAAGTGTCCAATTGATAGCGCAAGTTGTAATACCATTATAAAGACCTGTATCTATTGAAATACCAAGCCCTGCTGCTAAAAATACTTCTGTGTTATTAGTGCTATTTTTAATGACCAAATGCCTAATCATTTGATTTGTTAAAAAGGTATTTGCTCCTGCGCTATTGAATCCACCCAAAAGAATAGGCGAACCTGTTAAATCGGGTGTCGAGTTAACATAAACTCGCAAGGTTTGATTACCATTTGTCCCAGTTTTACGAGTTCTGTAAGTAACCCTTACAACATCCCCAGCCGAGAATTCATTGGCTGAAATTAACTGCGTATAAACAACTGTGTTTGCAGTTCCTGAATATCCAACCGTGTCGGTAGTTGTCTTAAAAATTGTTGGCAATGTCGGGAACGATGCAAGGGTTCCATCGCCTCGCACATATTGCGAGGTTGTGCCGCTTGGCGTGTTAAACTTGCCGTTGAATGTAGTCCAATCGGCACTACTCAATGCACCTCTGTTTGTGCCGCTTGCAGTTGGTAGGTTGAAAGTGTGCGTATCGGTTGCCGATGTAATGCCGAAATCCGTGCCACTTGTACCAGTTGCGAAGTTCTGCACTTGCGCGGTTAAGCCGTTCAATGCGTTAAGCCCTGTTGTGAAAGTTGTGATTACTTGGCAAAGATTATTATCTTCAGTATGCAGCGTAATGTTACGCCCCGAAGTAGTTACAAAAATGCGCAATGCGAGCCTATCAGTTGCAAGCAATACTGTCGAAGGTACTGCAAGCGCACTAACGTACAAATCGACCACCGTGCCGCCTGTAATGGCTTCGGGGTTTGTTGCCCCTGATGAGATAAGCGTAAAGGTTGCGCCATCGTACTTATAAAGCTCCATGTAAAAGCTCGGATTGCCGCCTCCACTCGATGCGTTAAAGTAGGTCTCAAAGTTCCAATTACCTGAAGGAATTGCCAATAGATTCGGGTCGCCTGCATCCGTTATGAATTGCGCGATGTATCCATTTCCTTGCGCGTTTGTGCGTGTGAAGTTCGTGCCACCTCCGAGAACTGGAACGCGGCTCATTTGGAAGTAGGCATTTCCTCCAATCGTGCCTTGACTTATTGAGCCGTTGAGGTAATAGTTAACCGATGCTCCACCGCCACCGCCCAAAGGGAAATTTGCCAAAGACCCATCGCCACGCACGTACTGGCTCACTACTCCGTTAGCAGTTATGTCAACGCTTGGGGTAGTGGTTGGGTTAGCTACTGCAACGCTAAAGGCTGGGTTTGTCGGGTTAGGCACTGTTGCCGCAACCGATGTAACCGTGCCATTTGTAAGCGTTGGGAAGGTCTGAAGTGCACCCGTGCCATCGATATACTCCGAGCTCGTTCCCGTTGGTGTATCGAACTTGCCGTCAAAGGTATTCCAATCTGCGCTGCTGAGGTAGCCATCGCTACTCGCCGATGCTTGACTTATGCTTATGTCGGGATTAATTCCACCGCTTGAACTCAATGGAGCTGATGCAGTTACATCGCTTACAAGTGGTGTCGGAAATACACCAATTGAACCATCGCCACGAATATAATCATTGACAGACCCACCCGGCACATCAAACTTACCGTTGAATGTTTGCCAATCAACTGCACTTAAATATCCATTAGTTCCACTATCTGCTTGACTTATGCTGATGTCAGGCGTAGCACCACCACTCGATGCAATTGGACTTGTTCCTGTTACTGCTGTAACTCCACCACCACCGCCACCGCTTGGGATGTTTACCTCAACCACACCTGGCGATGTTAATGAAGCAGTCACGCCATCCCCTGTGAAGTTCAATGTTGTAGTGTTGGTGCTGATGTTTGTGCCTTCATCTTGCGTGCGCAATGGCGTTCCACCACCGCCACCAATTGCCACCAATGGGTCGGTTGGTGTGCCGTTTCCTGTGATGGTAATACCATCGACAGCCACAGATGTGAGGCATGGCTCACACGGCTCGAAGTCTGGAAGAGGGATGTCACCAGTTTGGCAAGTGTCATAGCAGCCGTCCTCGCTTGAGGTGCTGACATTTACATCCACTTCAATGGCAACAGCAGCCCACTCATAATTCACTGGCAGATACTTGATCTCATTCTGATAACCGCTTGGCACCACCTCATAAGAGATGGCCCCGATTGCAGTCTTGAATTGCGGATCTGTTCCACTGATCAACCTCAACACTCTCGATGCCACCCAATCCTGTGCGTCAGCAGAGTCGCAAGGTAGATGAGATTTGCGCACCATTGCATAGGCTGTCAAGCTGAAGCGTGTCTCATAGATTGAACGGCAACCGGCAAGCCTGAGGCTTTCATTCTTGGTCACGTTTATCTTCCCACGCTTGGCCCAGAAGAGCGTGCCCTGCTTTGCATCGTAATCGGTCACAGGAATCGCTTGGCCATTGCCGATGTAGAAAGCCCACGCTTTGTCATTGCCCTCGCCTACAAGCTCGCTGAGGCCGTAAATCTTATCGAAGATATTGCCGACCTCAATGCGTTGGTTAAGCCTGTCGAGAATGGTAGAAAGTATATTCATTTGTTCATTGCGTTTATGATCTGTTGCACAAGTTCCTCTGCATGATCTTGCAGCATTTCTTCTTGCTCTTGTTCTGTCGGCAAAAAGATGATGCCATACTTGGCTTCAAGTCCTTGTTTCTTTTTGACCTCGGATTCTGGAAATAGGATTGCTGCTTCAAGTCCTTCAGTCAATACTTCTGCTGCCAAGAATCCACCCTTTAACTTTCCGGTTAACTCTAAAGGCAACTTGCGAGATGTGCCTTTTTTCAATTCGGCATATCCGCCTGGGAAGTATAGCGACTTAATCGGCTCGCCTCGTTTGCCTACTTTGAACTTACTTGGAGCTGATGCCAACGATCTTGGGCTTACATAAATCGGCTTTGTGCTGTATGGCACTGTCGGCAGTTTTGTGCCTGCCGTATTGCTTCCACCGCTTGAGCCTGTTCCGAATATCCGCTTGAACATGATCCGCTTCATCTCACGCACTGCCACATATAAAGGCGTGAACTTGGAGAGCCAGCCTTCATAGAGCGAATCGAGATTCTTTTGGATTTCGGCAGGTGTCGGCATCTTATGGAAGGGCTGTCACATACTTCATGTTACGCTTGCAATCCCAGCAATGTGTGTCATCAGGCAAGCGCATGTTCTGCAACATCGCTCCAAGCTCTTCGCCGTAGCGTGTAGCTGCGATGTCTCTTGCTGCAACAATACCTTCGAAAGCATCGGCAGTCGCAAAGGGCTTGGACCCACGATTCACAATCACAGCTGTATTCACCCTTTGATTCGGGCTAACGGTTAGCGCATAGTTGTAAATCTCAACCGCTGTGGCATAAGCCAAAGGCAATGCCATCAATCCGCCAATCGAGCAAAGCCAGCCTTGACGATCGCAGCTTACTGAATAGTTGACGCTCATCCCTGCCGTGTACTTGCTCGATTTGCTTGTGAGCACGTTCGTGCCATCGGTAGTCAATTCGATTCCTATCGCATCCACGAATGGACAGATATGCGATTCTTTTGGTCCGCCACCACAAGAAGTGCAAGTGCCCTTCTTTGGTGTGAACTTGGCCGAGTTCATTGTTGACTCATACACGATAGCAATATCCATCTTGCGCCGTGCTGAGGTAAATGTCTTTCCGAGGAATTGATCCAATTGCCCCTCTGCATAACTGATGGTCTCAATCAGCTTGCCTGTGGTCATGTCGAAGATCAACACTGGCACATTGGTATTGGTTGACGCAATTGCCAGGTTGATATCCGCTAAGTAAAAGTTAAGGTATGAAATTGTATTAGGATCAATCTTCATTCTGATACCAGCATAATTGCCAGCACCGAGAGCAGTCTGCACATTGGAATAGTTAGACACAACTTGTCCAATCCTTCGCCCTTCGATTACTGTGTCGCTCTTCATCATCGGGCTTAGTTTAGTAAGCACATCAGATGAAAGCTTGCGCCATGCGAATGCTCGCTTATCGACAAATAACTCAGAGCCCTGATTGTATTGGTCTGTGATTAGCTGACCGAGGAAGGTACTGTTGATTCCAAGGTCATCAATGTAAAGCCCTGTCGATGGCTCAACGCCTTCGCAGTCTCTTAATCCAAGGAGTGATTCAATGCACATCGCTTTAGTTTTTACAAAGATAAAAAAAAAGAGGGCACGAAGCCCCCTTCTTATTGCGTGGTTAGATTATCTAATCCGCTTTGGGTCAATAAGTCCTCATCGGCTTGCGAGAGTAAACTTAATGACCCGATTACGGGTTTACGATGCTCACGCAGTTCACATAGTTCACACCAGCAAACTTGTCAGCAGCTTCGTAGATATCAGTTGGAAGAGTCACAATCTTACCAGTTGTAGTCAATACAATTGATAAGTTACCGCAGTCATCCTTCATGGTCAAGTCAACAGGAACTCCAGCTGGTGTGAACACCAAAGTCTTAGAGTAGTTGCTTCCAGCCACAGGAGTAATGCCAGTGTTCCAATCAGCCAAGTTGAAAGACAACCACTGGATTGCTCCGGCAGTAGTTACCAACGCTGAAGTCTGATCTCCCTGAGCAGCAGCTAAACGAGCATCGTAAGCAAAGCCGAAACCGTTCTGCTGAGTGATTGCAAGAAGGTCAAGACCATACTGTGAGCAGCAGCCAGCAGCCATTGCATTAGCATAACGCTGCATTGCAGCACCGCCAAAAGCAACTGGTGCTCCTGGATAGTTAGCCATGCG